CTCATAGCGCTTGACGCCGGTCGCGGCGTGCGATTCCCAGGACTCGCCCAGGACCGTCACGTCCTCCAGATTCGCCTCGCGATTGTCCTCCAGCGTCGTGAGCTGGCCGCGGACGTCGTATCCGTCGATCAGCACGAACGCGACCTGGTCACTCCCGTATGTCGCCATCGTCGCCTCCCTTGCGCCGCGACCGGACCGGCTCGATCAGCCCCTGGCGTTCCAGCCAGGGAATCGAGCGCGCCGGCAGATCGTCCGCGACCTGGCCGGCGCGGAGCGTCCGCATATGCCAGTCCGCCCGATCGTCGTCCGGATTCGTCGGATAGTGCAGATCGACCAGCGCCCGATACTTAGCGGCCATCCAGCGGCGCCTCCCCTCCGTCGTCGTGATGCTCATAGCCGCACGCCCCGCAGCGCCAGTGATCGCCGGCCTGTCCGAACGTCGCCAGGTTGACGCGCTGGCCGCGCGGATGCGTGCATTCCGCCGCCGGCGCCATGTCGTCCGCCAGCTGCGCGAGGATGCCGTCCACGATCGCGCGGATCGCGAGTAATTGCGTCGCGATGCTCAGACGATCGACGTCAGGCATAGCGGACCAGCGCATCCATACTGCGGCGTCGGAGATCCGTTGCCGCCTCCGGGACGTCGCGCTGGTTATCGAGCGCCAGGGACAGGACGTCCGTCGCCGTCCCGGTGAACGCGATCAGCGCCGTTTCGACCTGGTCCGCCAGCGTGACGACCTCTGCCGTCGTGCGCGCCCAGACGTCGATCTGCCAGCGGTCCTGGCGCGATCCACGCGCGCGCCCGAACGCATATTCCGGGACGCGGCTGATCAGCTGATAGGTGATCAACGGGAACGTCGCATCCTGCGGCCAGCGGTCCGGATAGACCCGATCCGGCGCGCCGGCGACCGCCTCCAGCGTCGCGACCAGCTCCGTCTGGATATCAGCCATCAGCCCGCCCCGATCATGGACCGGATCGCGTCCGCGACCTCGCGGATCGCCTGGTCCTTATGGCTATCGAACGCGGGACGCATATACGGCTGCGCCGGGATATGGACCGGCCCGCGGGTGAAGATCACGTCCCCGCCGATCTCAAAGCGCAGAAACTGGGCGTTGACCGGCGTGATCGTGCCGCCCTCCTCCTGGATGCGCGCATAGATCAGGTTCGTCCCGATCGCGACCTCGGTCGGACTTTGCTCCAGGACCGCGATCGAGCGCGCCAGCGTACTGGTCCGGCGCGGCGCGTTCGCGACCACGGCGTTTCGGATGACGTGACCGCCGGAGACCAGCGCCGTCTCCATCTGGGCGCCAGTGAGACTGTCCGCCGCTTTCCGCAGCGCAGCCTGGACCTCCTCCTCCCCCAGGACGTCGATCTGCATCATGCCGGCCATCTCAGCTGCTCCCGACGTCGCGGTCGCGGACGACCAGCCGCGTCCAGCCGCCGTGCGGTCCGATATCGATCGCCAGGATGTCCCAGGAGCGCCCAGAATCGTCTGTAACGCGGTCGGCGCGCCGGATGGACGGATACTCCCCGGCGAGCGTGATCGTCGCGCTGGCGTCCGTATAGACGCCCGTCGCGGACGCGATCTCCGTCCCGCCGGCGGGCGCGACCTGGGCGTCGATCGCGGCATGACCGGCCAGCGTCGCCCAGGTGCTTGTCGGCTGGCCGTAGGCGTCGCGCGTGACGGTCGCGCGCTCGATCGTGACCGTCTGCGGCTCGTGGCCGGCGCGGACCAGCTCGGTCATAAACGCCGGATGGACGATCGCGCGGAGCGTCATAGCAGACCCCGGATATGCTGCGATAGCAGCCGCTCGCGATGGGCGAACGGATCGGCGACGCCGACCGTCTCCGCCCAGTCCCACAGCGCGTCCTCGGCGTCCTCGCCGCTGGCCCCGGCCGCCGCCTGCTCGCGGAGCGCCGCCGCCTGCGCCCGCAGCGCGCCGGCCACCGCCGCGCCGTTGGTCGAGACGCCGTTCTGGGTGAGCACCTTCAGCACCATCGCCTGGTTGGCGGCCATGACGTCGAGCGCCTGCGCCGCCGCGAGGCGCACGTCGCCGGCGCCCAGCGACAGGAAGGCGCCGATCTCGTCGTCCTGGAACAGCGCGTCGCTCGTCACCGTGTCGCCACACAGCAGCCGGACCCGCCCCGCGTCGGTGCTGACGTCATACGTCGCCGGCATGCCCCGTCCCCTTCGTCGCGCGGCGCGGCCGCGTCCCCGGCTCGCGCTGGATCAGCCGCTCGTTCGTCGCGTCCGGCCGGCTGGCGCCAGCGGGACCGGCCAGCCGCTCGATCGCCGCCCGCAGCGCGGTCGTCTCGACCAGCAGCGCCGCCAGATACTCGTCGGTGACGGTGACGGGCGCCGGCAAGCCCCGGCGCCGCGTCACGTCAGCGCTCGTCATGCCGGCCTAGCTGCCAGCGCCGGAGCTGGCGACCGTCATCTTTGGATCGATCACGGCGCCGCCGAAGACGTGCCGGACCTTGTACTCGATCGCGTCCGTCGCGAAATCGCCGTCCAGTGCGTTGAGACCGCCGCCGCCGACGCGGCGCTGGTTGCTCTCCTTGATGAACAGCTCCGGCGTCTCATGCCCGCGCAGCCGCGCGCCGACCAGCGCCGGACGCATGGACTGATTCGCGAACAGGAACCAGCTCGTATTCCCGTTCGCGGTGCTAGCGATCGCCGGGATATACGGATCCACGACCAGCCGGACGCGATTCCGCATCCAGTTATTCGCCCGCACGTTCTGATTCTCGGTGCCGGCGGTCGCGTTCGGCTCGATCATGATCTCGGTCGCGTTCAGGATGTTGTTCGCCGTGATCTCCAGCGCCGGCGGGACGACCAGCGTCACGGCGTCGATCACGATCGGCTCGCCGTCCGCGTTTTCCTGCGCGGCCAGGACGCCCATTGCCGTAGCCAGGCCGGTGATCGAGAGCGTGGGATTGCCCGTGACCTGGTTCGCGTTGCCGCCGGTATAGACGCTGGCGTGCGGCCCGTTCGCGTCCACGTACAGCGCCGTCATGATGCGCTGCTCCGTCCGGCGCGCGGCCTCCGCCAGAACCTGCGGCGCGCGGCTGAACGTGTCCAGATCGTCGTTGATCAACATCTCCCAGCTGAACCCCATCGTCGCGCCGTACTTCGCGACGCTCAGCTGGTAGCGCGTTTCGTCCAGCGCGCGGACCGGGTACTCGGTGCGCTCCGGGACCGCCGACAGGACGCCCGTCCCGCCGGTCAGGTCGAACAGGTTGACCGTCCGGAAATCGCGGACCGTCCGCGCCTGGGCGTAGGCTTCCCAGGCGACCGGATACTCCCGGTACGATGCCAGGAGCGCGCGGTCCATGATGTCCCCGAACAGCAGCGGGAAATCGCTGGTCGTCATTGCCTCCTGGAGCATCCAGGCCGGCTGGCGTCCGGTCAGGACCGCCTCGATCAGCGACGCCGCGGCGCCCAGCCGCGCCTGATAATCGGCGCGCTCCTGGATCGCCGTCCCGCGGAGGCGCGCGCCGGCGCCCCCGAACATCTCGCGGACCCCTGCCTGGTCCTGGCGGACCGCCTCGATCGTCTGCAGCAGCTCCATGTCGTCGTCTCCCCCTCCGGCGCGTCAGGCGCCGATCCGCCGGCCTAGTAGCCGACCTTGACCTTGATCGTCGCCGTCTGGCCGGACCCCACGGTCTCCAGGGCGTAGCCGAACCGGACGCCGTTGGTCGCGTCCTTATTCAGGACGGGCGTCTGTCCGGCCTCGTAATAGATGATGTCCCCGACCGCGACCGCCGCGTTCCCGGCGGCGCCCTCGCCCTTGACGCTCAGCTCGTAGACGCCGGACGTGTCGATCGAGACCGTAGTCGCGCCGTTGCCGCCGTCGCCCTCGTCTGTCAGCGCGACGCCCGGAATCTGTCCGACCAGAACCGGATCGCCGCTGGCCGGCGTCGCCGGCGCGGTCGCGGCCAGCGACAGGAATCGCCCGTCAGAAAAAGCCTGGTTCGTCGCCATGTCGTAACCCCTCCGTCAGTCAGTCCCGCGTCGTGCGCCCCTAGCGCCCGCGGACCGCGATCTGGCGCGCGGACTCAGTCAGCCCGAACGCTCCGAACACGCCGGCCAGCGCCGTCTCCAGCTGCTCGCCGGACTCGCCGCCGCCGATCGGTCCGACGTTTGCGACGCCGGTCCCGGCCTCGGTCATGCCGGCCAGGTCGGCGCGCCACTCCTGGACCGCGGCGTCGATCGCCGCGATCAGCGCGTCCGCCTCTGCCAGCTCGCCGGACTCGGTGCGCGGCAGATCCGCGACCAGCGCCGCCTCGATCCGGCGGACCGCGAACGCCGGCAGATCGGAATCCGCCAGGCGCTCCGCGATCACGGCGCGCGCCGCCGCCTGGGCGTTCGCCAACCGCTCCGCCTCCAGCTGTGCCTCCAGCTCCGCGATCCGCGCGGTTGCCTCCGTCAGATCCATGTCGTCCCCCTCCGATGTGTCGATCGGCGCCGCGTCCCCCGCCGGCGCCGGAACCTGGCCGGAGCGCGACCGCGCGCTCTCCAGCATCATCACGACCTGACCGCCGGCGCCCGCCCGCGTGACCCAGTCCACGCTCTCCGCCTGGACCAGCGAATCGACCAGCCGTCCCGCGCGCCCCTCTGCCTCCCCCTCGGAGACCATGCCGGCGGCGCGGATCGAGACGCCGATATGCGGCGCGATCTGGTCCAGGACGTCGCGGAACGGTCCGAACACTTCCGCCTCCGCGTACAGTCCCGGACCAGCCGGCCCGTCCGGATCCCAGCGCGCGTCCGTCGTCAGGCGACCCGCCAGGTCGCGGACGGACCGCTCCGGGCGATCGACGCTCTCCGATTCGCTGGGGTGATCGAGGTACATATGCAGCCCGGACGTGAACACGCGCGGACCGTCGCGCTCCAGGACGTCGGCGCTGTAGTAGCCGCTCGATCCCCAGCCTGGCGCGATAATGCGGAGCGGGACCGTCCCGTCGTCGCGGACGGCGCGCTCCAGGAGCGGGACCAGGTCGGAGCGCACGTCCGCGGATTCGCTCGCCTGGGCGACCGGGACGTACTCCGTCCGTTGCGCGACCTCGATCGGATCCCCCAGCTGGACGGACGCGCCGTCCTCTCCGATCGTGTAGTCGCGCCGGTAGAGCGTGACGCCGGTCGGCGTCTCCCAGCGATAGACGACGCTGTCCGGGAATACGTCCTGGACCCAGAGCCAGTACCCGTCCATCGGCGCCGGATGCGCGGCGCGCAGCGCCATCTCCAGCGCGCGGGCGACGTCGTTGTGACTCAGCGCCTCGCGGATCGACTCGGATGTCCCCTCCGCGTCGTCGTCGTCCGCCGGCGTCGCGCCCAGCGCGCGCTGCAACACGGACCCCAGCGTCCGCCAGGCGGCGACCAGCGCGTTCGCGTTCGCCGCACTCAGCACGCGCCCCGCCTCGGATAGCTCCGTCACATTCGCCCCGCCTCCCTGGTACGCATAGATACGGCGTCACTAGACGCGACGTCTCTATGACTCAGGATAACGACGCGCCCGCGGCGCGCCTAGCCCTCAGTCCGGACGGCGCCGGTAGAGCGCAGTACAGCGGCATCCCGGATGCTGCAGCGGGCGATCGACGCCAGACGGGAATAGCTCATCGACCGGGATCCAGCCCGCCGCCTCATTCGCCTGGCATTCCTCGGACACGCGATCATCTCCGATCGTGGACCAGGATTTCTCCATCGTCAGGCCGGCGGCGACCAGCTGATCGACGCCGCCGCGCGCGCCGGCCTCGTAGGCGTTGCCGACTTCCGTCACGGCGACCATTTCGGCGCGGTCGCGGATATGCTGCTGTGGCCTGGGCGCGTGGAATCCCTGATAGGTTTCGCGAATCGCGCCGGCCAGCTGCTGATAGCTCCAGCCGTCCCCGACCGCCTCCGCGACCAGCCGCCGGATCCCGTCGCGCGTCGTCGCGTTGATCTGCCGGACCAGCTTCGCCGCGTAGTCCTCCGCGTAGCCGACCGCGCGCGGATTATCGAGCGTGAACGATCCGACGATGCCGGACTGGCGTGCCGTCTCGCCCGCGCCGGCGTCCAGCGCGCGCCGGACCGCGGCGTCGATCGCGTCAACGAACGGCGCCGCCGTGTCGTCCAGGACGTCGCCCAGGAGCGCGTCCAGCCAGTCCGGCGCGTCCGCCTCGCGCAGCCGGCGCGATTCCTCCGCCGGCGTCAGGACGCGCTGTAATCGATTCTGCGCGCCGGCCAATGCGTCCATGACCGCGGACTCCTGCGCCCGGAACGCGGCGCGTAGATCGCGCGTCAGGCGCTTGCGGAGCGTCCTGGTCGCGCGGTCGCGCGTGCGATGCGCCGCCGCCTCGATCACGCGGTCCAGCGCGCGCGCCAGATCGGCCAAGTCGCGCCGATGCGCCGCTGGGATCATCGGCGTACCGTCGCGCATTTGTCACAGCGTTTATCGTGACCCGTAACGGTAATATAACCACTCGTCATCGCCGCGCCACACGCGCGGCAGCGGAGCGCGGCGCCGCCGCCGAATCGCACCCAGCCCAGCCCGTCTCGATCGCGGGCGATGTGCGGCATCTTCGGATCGATGGTCAAGATCAGCCGCTCGTCACGTTCGTCGTTCATGTGTCCCTCCTCCGTTTGCCGGTGTGCCAGTCATAGTCCGCTCGCGCGCCTGGCCTCGGAGTCGCGTCCGCCGATAACGACGCATCCAGCCGCGCCAGACGTCCAGCTCCGTCGCCGGTCGCCGCCAGGGTAGGCGGATCATCGGACGTGTCCAACATGCCAGGCGCGGCAGTAGCGGCAGCGATATGCGACCAGCTCCTCGCCCGTCTGCCGGCGCATACGCGCCGCCGCCTCGATCGCCCGGACCCAGCTATAGGCGCGCTTGCCGGCGCATGACGCCGCGCGGTCCCGTCGCCGTCGCTTGTTCGCGCTCATGCGCCCCTCCGGATCGACTCCAGGACGTCGCGCAGATCGCGGAGGCTGGCGATAAACATCGCGTCCGTGTCCGGGACCGGCGCCGCTGGCGCGTCGGCCTCCGCGCCGTCGTCCTCCGGCGGATACAGCTCGTCCATGACGGCGTCGATATCGTCCACGTCCAGCGCCGCCAGGACCAGGCGCGCGATCGTGCGCTCCGCCGTCTCCGGGAGGCGCATCGCGCCGGCGACGATCGCGTCTACGCGCGCCTTGACGTCGCGCTCCAGGATCTCCGGGAACGTGATCAGCGGCGTCCGGTCGATCGGCTCCGCGTCCGGCCCGCCGTCCTGATCCGGGCGCATCGTGATTGTGACGGCGCCCGTCGCCGCGTCGCGCGTGACGGTCGCCAGCGCGCGGAGCGGCCCCGCCGGCGCCAGGATCGCCTGGTCGATCGCGTAGTCCAGGAGATCGCGGATCGTCTCGTTCCACAGCTCCTGACGCGCCCTCATTTTTAGCTCGGTCGGTCGATCCAGCGTCTTGCTGGTCGCCAGGTTGCCGACGTCGGCGTTGCCGAACAGGATCGTCTCCGGGATCCCCAGGCCAGCCGCGGCCATCAGGCCCAGGCGGCGCGCGTCCTCCGGATGCGGCGCCGCGCCGCTCAGGCGCACGACGTCGTACTCTGCCGCCCCCTGGGCGCCGATAAACGTCGATCCAGCGATCGGCGGCGGATTCGTCTCGCCCGCCGCCGTGCCGGCGGTCGTCGCGAGGCGCGCCTTACTCGCCGCGACGCCCTTACGCCCGCCGGCGGTCGTGATCCGCGCGGCGAACGATGCCTGGGCGCGGCGGATCGTGGCGAATCGCTCCAAGTCCTCCCTGACGGCGATGACCCAATCGAGGGCGCTGTACGTCTCCGGGACGCCGAAACGCATCAGGCTTGTCCCGCCGACCGCGCGGTGCATGACCGGCGCCGTCCAGTGAACCGGGACGCCGCCGATCGACGCTGGGCGCTGGTTGCGCCGCGGCTGATAGCGCCAGTCCGGATACAGCGCCTCGCGACGGACCAGCGACTCGCGCCCGTTGTTGATCTGCCGCTCGGTCCAGACGCGCCAATAGAACCAGGGTGTCCGGCGGTCCTGCGGATCGGTGACGATATCCTGGACGTCCTCGATCGGGATCGAGCGGATCCGCAGATGCCCGGTCCGCGCGTCCGTGAACAGGACCAGAAACAGATTCCCGGTACTCGATAGCTCGATCTCCGCGCGCAGCTGCGCGGCGGCGCTGGTCAATTCCGCGCGATTGCCGGGATCCTCCCAGACGGCGCGAATCACGTCGTTGATCGCCGGATGCCGCGCCGCGACCTGGACGCCCTGCCCGAACACGTAATGCGCCTGGACCTCCAGCGCGTGATTGACCAGCGGATTCGCCAGGTAGGCGTAGCGCGACCGCCGGACGATCTCGCCCAGCGCGCCGCGGCTGAATTCACCATCGAACCCGGCCATGATCTGCCGCCAGCCCTGGTCCTCTAGCGATAGCTCCAGCTCCGCGAGGCGTTCGGATAGCAGCTCGATCGTCCAGTCCTGGCGCTGGGCGTATTCCGCCAGCTCCGCGGCGCTCAGCTCAGCATGCCCGTTCGTCGTCGCCGTCATCGTCGCCCCCCTAGTAGCGCGGCCCGATCGTCACGTACTCGTCGTCCGGCAGCGTCCAGATCTCATCGACCGCCGGCGGCTGGCCGGCATACCAGGCCGCGCCCGCCGCGGCGATCACGCAGTCCTGGACCAGCTGCCCGTCGTCCCACTGGTAGACCGCCAGCTCGCGCGTCAGCTCCGGGATGTCGTGCTTGAACCGCCCCGCCTCGATCGCCAGCACCAGCGCGTTGATCGCGTCGGTTTTGCTGCGCCGTGTCGTCACGAACGGGACGACCGGGACGCGCAAGTTCTCGATCACCGGATCCCCGACGCCGTTGGACTCGACCGCCGTCAGCCCGCCGTAGGCCAGCGCGCGCCGTTCGATCGTCTGCTGGATGACCGGGTACGGGACGTCCAGCAGACGATCGAACGCGACCAGCTGGAGCGCGCCGTCCGTCACGTCCAGCGTGATCCCGACCGTGGCGTCCTGGCGGCGCCCGATGTCCCAGAACGTCACGTATTCGCGGCCAGGGATCGCCGGCGCCAGTCCCAGCCAGCCATCCGGACAACGCTCCAGGTCCGGCGCGTTGAACACGGCGGCGCCGGAGGCGACGAAATCGCACTCGTACTCGCTGGCCCATTGCTGCGCGGTCCATTTCGGGCGCTCCCGCGCGAACCAGGCGGCGTCATAAGCTGGGCATTCGTCCCAGCGGACCAGCTGGCGCGCCCAGTCGCCGCCCTCGTATCCCTGCCAGAGCTGGAAATAGTGGTTTCCGCGCCCGTTCGGCGTGGACAGGATCGTCAGCGTCCCGCCCTGGGAGACCGCCGGCCCGACCGCCTGGTAGATATCCCGCGCGTATGCCTGGAACGCGTATTCGTCCAGGTAGACGTCGGAGGCGGCGAATCCGCGGCCCGTCGATCGATTCGCCGGGAGGCTCTTGATCCGCGATCCGTTGGCGAACGCCAGCTCGGAGGCGTTGTTCTTGACCAGCGCCGGGAGGCGATCGAGCATATGGCTGATCGCGTTGTAACAGTAGGCCAGCAGATTGATCGCCAGATCCTGATTGCGGCTCACCAGCAGAATCGTCCGGTCCGGATACTGCGTCGCTTTGTATGCCGCCTCCAGCCCGACCGCCTGGGAGAATCCGATCTGGCGCGCTTTCAGCACGATGCGCCGCGGCGACGGATCGGACAGAAACGCCGCCTGATACGGATACGGATCGAACGGGATTCGCCCGCGCGTCGGATGGACGATCACGGCGTTCTGGCGCGCCCAGTCCAGCGCGGTCGCCGGCGGGCGTGCCGAACGGCGCCTGGCGCGAACGCGCAGCGCCGCCAGCTGCATGACCTCCGCCGGCGTCGCGGTCGCGATCATCCGTCCGCCGCCATATCCAGCGCGATCCCCAGGCGCGCATGAATATCCGCGACGTACTCCGCCTCGCGTTCGATCAGGACGGCGCCGACGCCCTCCAGCATCGCCGCCTCCCCGGTCGTGCCGCTCCCGGCGAACGGATCGAGGATCGTCCCGCCTGGCGGCGTCACCAGCCGGATCAGGTAGCGCATCAGCGCGACCGGCTTGACGGTCGGATGCTTCGATCCGCGGCGCTCCTTGCGGCTGGCTTTGGCGACGTAGTAGAACCGCGACGCGCCGCCGGAGTCTGGCGCGTACTCGGCATCGAATCCGCGCCCCGCGTCTAGCCCGAACCAGCCATGCTGTCCCGCGCGGTTGCCCTTATTGCCGCCACCGCTCTTGCGCTCTCCGCTCTGCGCGTCCAGCAGCGCGACCGGGCAATCGTCGGCGCACTCCCACGCCTCGACGGTCTCGTAGCCGTCGGCGTCGGCGTAGCCGATCTGTTGCCCCGTAGTTGGCCGGTTGAGTCCCTTGCCGCCGCCGTACATCGTGCTGCCGGTGTCGCTCCCCCTGACACCCTTAGCGCCCTTGACGCGCTTCGTGCCGACCGGGCGGCAGAACAGCGAATGCGACAGGATGACGTTGGCCGGCCAGCGGCCAGCGGTGTGCGGCTCCTTGTGGACGACGGGCGCATCGCCGTTGGTAAAGAACTTGACGGACGCCAGTCCGGTCGCGTCGTGCGCTTTCCACGGCTGGCCCGCTATCCGGCACGCATCCACGTTGAGCGCGCCCGTCCCCCAGCGCAGCACGTTCGCCGCGACGGTCGGCTCGGACAGCGGCTTGCGCGCCAGGACAATCGGCTCGTTGGCTGGCTTGAGAGCTGTGCCTATTCCGTCAGGGACAATCGGCAGACCGCACCGTGGGCAATCCGGCCATGCTCCGCGAGCTTGTGGCTTCGGTTGTCCGGCCATAGCTCCAGATTGTGCGGCGTGTTGTCCTGCGGGTTGTGGTTCAGGTGATGGACGACCTCGGAGCGGATCAGCGGGCGTAGGATCAGCCGCGCCATGATGACGCGATGCTCCATGACGTAGCCGTCTTTCCGTGCCATCGTCAGGAGATCCGTTGGGCAACGGATGTACTTGATCGGCGGATAGTTGCCGTGTTTCCGCCAGTAGGTCACGCCGCCCCGCCATGCGTGGTTGTTCGCGCCTAGCAGCGCCGGCGACGTTGTCCGCTTGCCCGTGTGCGGATGCGCTCGATTCCGACACGCCCGCGAACAGTACTTCCCGGCGTTCGTCGCCAGCGTCGAGGGACGTCGGTACATCGGTGTCCCGCACAGGTCGCACGTCGTATTCGGATAGCGGCGTACCGTCGTTGTGGTCATACGGTAGTGTACCACACTGACAGCGTTCTATGTTCGCGGATACGTTGAGACTCTTGGGGAATCCTTGTGCGTAGAGCCATTGCAACTGGTCGCGAATCTCGAAACCGGCGTCCTCGATCGCGCACGCCAGCCGGTGATAGGTGCGCGTCCCGCCGAACGCCAGCAGATGCCCGCCTGGTTTCAGGACGCGGAACGCCTCGGCCCACGTCTCGACGCGGAACGCGATGCCCGTACCGTCCCAGGCCATACCCATGAATCCGCCGATCTTCTCGCGTTGCGGACTCCGCTTGTCCTGGGATACCAACCCATACGGCGGGTCGGTGACGATCGCGTCGATCGAGTCGGGCGCCAACTCCGCCATGCGCTCCAGGCAGTCGCCATGCAGGATCGTGATCGTCATCAGGCGCCGCCCCGGATGATCGCCTCGGCTTCGGCCAGCAGCTCCGCCGGATCCAGGTCCAGCTCCCGCGCCAGCCGCTCCGCCTCCTGGCGCAGCGTCGTGTCCAGCGTGATCCGATGCTCGCGCGTGATGACGCCGGCCAGGTCCGCGACCAACCGCGCCGCTTTGACGTCGCCCCCTAGCGCGCGATGGATCATCGCGGCGACGACGCCCGGAAGATGCCGCCGGACCGCGCCGCGCCAAACGTCCTCCCAGGCGGCGCGAAACTCCGGCGAGTCGCGCATCCAGTTGTAATACGTCCGATCCGGCACGCCGGCGGCGCGGCAGATCTCCGTGATGTTGCGATTCAGCGCCGGATCGGTCGCCCGTTCCAGCAGCTGCGCCTGGCGCGGTGTGAGTGTCATTTCTGCCGATCCCTGCCATCGTTGATGACGCTAGAGGCGTCGTCTCTATCGTGACGCATACGACCGCCTGGCGTCCAGTGTCAGGCGGTCCGCCGGCGTCAGCCAGCGCTCGCCGCGGAGCATATAGGCCAGCGCCGCCGCGGGATCGACGTCCCAGCCGGCGGCGTCCAGCATGATCGCCAGCCAGCCGACGGCGTCCGGCGATTCGACCAGCCAGGCGCGCGCCTCGGACGGATACGCGCCCAGCCGATGATCGCAATGATCGGTCGCGGCGACTTTCAGCGCCTCGTCCAGCATGACCGCGGCCAGGACGACGATCGGAGAGACGGCGCCGGCCAGGCTATGCAGGATACGCCGGACGTCCTCACGCTCGATCGTCGCCGCCGCGGTCATCAGCCGGTCTCCTTGCCGATCCGCGTAACTAGGGACGTCTGGATCCGTTTCAGGCGTTCGCGATCGCCGGCGCGCGCCGCGGCGTCCGTCAGCGTGACGATGCGCGGGACCAGGACCAGGCGGATATCGTCCGCCAGCTCGCGGACGCGCCGCTCCGCCGCGGTCTCCGGCGCTGGACGCGGCGCCAGCTCCCGGCGGTCCTCGATCGTGACGGCGCCGCGCGTGATCGTCCGCAATGGCTCCCAGGCGCAGCGTGGACAACGGACCGGCGGGACCGCGTACTGGACGATCCAGCCATCGGCGCCGGCCAGGCATTCCTCCGTGTCGCCCTGGCGGACGCCCGCCAGATAGGGTATCACGAACCAGTGGCCGGCGTTCCGGATCGTGTAGTGTCCTCCGCCGCCTGGCTCGCCGTACTCGGCTGGGAATTGCTCGGCGTCGCACGCCGGACAGAATGCCTCGGTCGTCGTGTCGCTCATTCGTCCGCCTCCGAATCCCGCCATTCGACGCGCTCCGTCGCCAGGTTGACGACCGCCAGCATCTCGCCAGGCTCCCCGCCTGGCGTCGCCGCGTGAATCAGCAGATTCCCGGTCACGCTGGAGACCGTGACGACCGTATCCCCCTCGATCTGCCCTAGAATCACGGTTAGCAACATCAGGAGGCGCGGCGTCGCGATCCAACGATGCCCGAATGCGTCGTCCGGGATCGCGTCCATCGGCTCTAGTGAATACGCCATTCGCCGCTCCGTCCGCTCATCGTTGTTCGTCTCCCGGATCACAATCGACCAGTGACGCGCGCTCCGTCGCGATCAGCGCGGCCAGGGCGCGATAGAGCGGCGCCGCGTCCATGCCGGCGGCGTATTCCTGCGTCGCCTCCGCGAGCGCGACCAGCTGGCGCAGATCCGCAACGCCGACCATCACGCCGCGTGCGTCCGGCGGCGCCAGCTCCAGTATCCCGCGGACGCGGTCTAACGCGCTCATGCGTCGCTCCGTTCCCGCTCGATCTGGGCGGCCAGGTGCCGCCCGTAGATCGCATCGTCCAGCCGGCACGCCCAGCGCCAGCGCCGGATCCGATAGACCGTATCCGTCGCGATCCCGACGATCGCCCAGAGATCCGCCCGTACTCGGTTCATATCGCCCTCCGCGCCAGCTCGGTAATCATCCCCAGCTCGACATAGACGTGTTCGTCCTGCCAGCCGTCGATGATCCGGATCCGCCAGTCATCGATCCGGCAATCATTGGCGAACGCGACGCCCTGGAGACCATCCGCGATCGACTTTAGGACGTTGTCGCCATCGAACGTCCCGCGACGGTGGACAAACACTGTGCAATGCAGGAACAGGCGCCCCTCGATCGGGCGATCCGGATCGGCGCCGGCCTGGCGCGCCGCCCAGCCTATGGCCGTCTTGTAGGCGTCGTATCGCGCGATCCGGTCCGTCCGCTTTGTGTCCGGACCGTAGCGGCTCCGCCGCGTCTGGCGGACCGCCGGGACCGGACGCCCTGGGACGCGGAACGTCAGCATGTCGCACGCTCCGCCCGCGCCTGACGCGCGATCGCCAGCGCGCCGATCGCCAGGGCCGTCATCCAGGCTTTGCCGACCAGCTGACCTGGGAGATACGCGAGGGATCCGAACGCCAGCCAGAGAAACAGCGCGGAGTCAACGATCAGCCCCGCCGTATTCGATAACGCGACGGCGCCCAGCCAGGAGCGGCGTCGGATTGGCTCATAGACCGCCAGGTCCGCCGCCTCGGAAACCAGGAACGCGACGCCGGAGGCGACCGCGAACGCCGGCGCGATCGCCCAGGACAGCGCGGCGCCGGCCAGGATCGCCGCGATCACGGCGGAGCGCCCCAGCGCCGTATGCGTCAGGTCGCGGAGCGTGAACGCCAGACCCGCCGCATAGACGCCCGCCGGCGCCATCAGTCCGAATCCGACCGGGACGGCGCCGTATCGCTCGATCAGCGCGTTTGCCAGGACGACCGTCCCGACGAACGCCAGCGCCGCGCAGATCCCCAGTGATCGACTCATAGACCGCCTCCAGTCAGTGATAGCTGGCGCGCGAAATGCCACGCGCCGTAATGCCGGCTCGATCGGAGATTCCGTAGGTGACGGATCCACCAGGCGACATTGCCGCGCCAGCCTGGCGCCCGGAGACCGGCGCGGCGCGGCGATCGATGCGCCGCGGCCAGGAGCGGCGCCGTCGAATCCGTCGAAACCGTCAGCCCGTGCTGGTCCGCGATCCAGAGTAGCGACGCCAGCGCTGGCTCCCATAGGACGCCGAACAGGTGAACATGACGAACGCCGGCGGACGCCGCGGCTGGGATAACCAGCTCCAGCGTCCGCCGGTATTCCGCCAGCCAGGTCTGCCAGCGCCCGACGATGCACCAGCCGCCCAACCCCAGCCAGTCCGCCGGCGTGGCATAGCGCAGGACCGCCTGGGCGCATTCCGCGTACTGGACATGATCGACGCCCTGGCAGGACAGGACCAGCGCCCGCGGCGCCAGGCGGTCGCGCTGGGACGCCAGATAGCCGGCGGCGTCCACGGTCGCGCGGACCGCCGCCTCCGCCTCCTGAACGCCCCAGCGGCGTTTCTCCCGCACGCCGCCGGTCCAGACCTCATCGATCAGGACGTCATAGCTGACCAGCGCCTCCGCGGCGACCGCGACGCCCCAGCGGTCCGCGGCGCGCGACTCCCAGGCCAGCTGGCGATCGAGCGCGCCCGCCGGATCCAGGCGCCGCTCCGGCGGATCACTGAACGCGCCCGAATCCAGCAGATAGCGCAGCTGGTCCGGCTGGGCGACCGCTGGCACGTCATACAGCGGCGACCAGCATCGATCGCCGCCCAGGTCCACGACCTGACCGCCGACCGTGCCGGCATGACCGCCGACGAACAGACGGACGCCCACTAGCGCCGCTCCGTCCGCGTGCGGCGCTGCCAGAGCTGGCGCCCGACGATCGCGGCGTCCTCCGCCTGGTCGCGGAGCGCGCGCCGGTACTCGCGCCAGGCGGCGTCCGCCTCCGCCTGGGCCCGTGCCGCGACGCCGGAGGCGCGGACCGCGGCGGCGCGTAGCTCCTGGACGACGTGCCGGTCCAGGTCGGCGTCGTGCGCGCTCAATTCAGCGCCGCCAGCCAGATCACGAAATCGACTCCAGTCCCTCGATCGTCAACTGGCCCGCCTCGATCCGGCGCCGGCGGCGCGTCTCCGCGGCGTGCCGAATGTGATCGTCCATGTCGTACAACAGGTGGCAGCGCTGGCAGAGCGCCGCCAGGTTCGACGGCCGGACATCGAGCTTGTTGTGTTTGTCTCCCGGCGTGCCGTCCGCGCGTGGAGTGCCGAGGTGTGCCACCGTCAGGACGACGCGCGTCATCGGCGTCCCGTCGTCATCCATCAGCTCCGACTCAGTCGCCAACCGCCATGCGGACGGGTCCGCTGCGTTATCGCGAACGATCCAGAGGCGATCGGGCGCACCGCACCACTCGCAGCACGCAACGTCGCCGAAGAGCGGACCATCGAAGTGCCGCGTCGCGCGTTCCAGAATGCGGGCACGGACCTCGCGCCAGTTGGCCGGGTAGCGACTCCAATCGACCGGCATCACAGCACCCGCCCGTCCGCCTCGGCGACGTAGAACGTGTCGAGGGCGACGTGGCCGACGCCGGCGATGATGACGCCGTCCGGCGGGGTGATGCTCGCCACCTGCGCCGCGTTGACCAGCACCAGCCAGGGGCGGGCTCCGGTGCGCGCCGTGTGCCGCTCGACGATGCGGTCGAACCGCAGCTGGAGCGGCTGCTTCGAGTTGTCGAACCATGCGCGGTAGCTCGTCGCGGTCTGCATCACGCAACCTCCACTCGGTTGAATAGCGGCGCGTCGTTGGTGATCCGGCGCCGCGCCAGTTCCACGTACTCGGGGTTCAGGTCGATGCCGATGAAACGGCGACCGTGGCGCAGCGAGACGACGCCGACGGTGCCCGATCCCGTAAACGGGTCGAGGACAACCTGCGGCACGGGCTCGCCGCCGTCGCACACGCATGACGGCTCCCAGCCCTTGAACATCACCGCGCCGCCACCGAGGTCGTGCGACATGCCGGAACCATGAACGCCGTTCTGATACGTTGCCGACACGCCGACATTGCCCGCCCATGCACCCGCAGCGCGCCGCTCTTGCCAGTTCGTCTCCCGCTCCACCACACGCCGCCACGGTGCGCCACAGGCTGGGCAGCCGCCGCGCTCCGACGTGCCGGCCAGGATGCACGGCTCGACCAGCGCTTCTGGAAATGTGGCGAAGTGCGCGCCGGGGAATCCTTGTGTTGGGATCGTCCAGACGGAGCGCTTGTTGCGGGATGACGGCGCATCTTGGATGCCCTCCGGCCCACCCTGCCACTTGCGGTCGAGGTTGCCTTTATTGCCACTGAACGCATAGCCGTATCGCTCAGTACTCTCCGGCTTGACCGGCTCCGCAATCGCCGCCGCGTCGTAGTAGTAGCGGTCGCGCTTGGTCAGCAAGAACAGGTACTCATGAGATTTAGTCGGGCGGTCGGTGACGGACTCGGGCATCGGGTTGGGCTTGGCCCAGATGATGTCGCTCCGCAGATACCAGCCGTCGTCCTGCAACGCGAACGCCACGCGCCAGGGTATGCCGATCAGGTCTTTCGGTTTGATTTCCTGATGGGGGCGAAAGTAGCGTCGAAGGTGGTTCGGGACATGTCGTTCGGGAATCGCTGATGAGGACAGTATCCCCAGGCACCGATCGAGAAGTTGCAATTCATGCATAGCACTCGGAACTCGTCCGTTGGGAATCCCCGACGCTTGATGTCCCGATAGATCATGATCGAGCTCGCCCGCGAATTGCCCGCTATCTTCTGGCGATGCGCTGCACCGTCGCCGTTGATGTGATCCACTGTCAGGAACTCCGGTGCCGTCTCCCCGCAACAGGCGCACTTCCCTCCCAGCCGCTGAATCACCTCCCATTTCAGACGGCGGTTCCGTTCCGTTGTGCGCTCTATCGCCTTCTCGCGATGCCTCTGATACGAACGCCTTGATTCCTTGGCTCGCCAGTCCGGCTCTCGTGCGTATCGCTCCGCTATCCACTTCGCGCGATAGCACTTGTGGCAGAGACCCTTGGCCCTGCGAGCCGTATCCATCGAGCCGCATTCCGAACATGCCCAGGCAGACATCTCGCCGCTCCACATCACTCAAATCGTCACGCAAAGTATAGCATTTCGCGGACGATGATGACGTGGCGTAGCTGTCGCCCAGATTGAGGAAAACTGTTCCATCCGGTCTGAGAACTCTCCTGACCTCGCGGAACACGTCCACCAGCGCGGCGACGTACTCCGCTGGCGTCGGCTCCAGGCCGATCTGCTGATCGACGCGGACGGCGCCGCACTTGCCGCAGGTCGAGCGATAGGCACGCTTCCCAACGTCCTGCTGGTCGTTGTAGGCGCCGCCATTGCCGATATTCGCACCCGATGGATTCGTTCGTTCCGCTCGCGGAACGAACGACGGCGTGTGATCGCAGCCATCGTCGCCGCCCTCCCATTGCGCGGTGCCGTAGTCGCGCAAGTTGAAATAGGGCGGGCTGGTTACGACGGTCTGGACCGATGCGTCCGGCAGCTCGGCCAGCCGCTCGCGGACGTCGCCGACGAGAATACGCGCGCTCACGCTACCTCCTCGTCTCTGGCGTCCTCGTGCTCGATGTCGGCCGCCGGCACCGTCACGCACTGGCCGGTCACGGTCAGGTAGACGACGCACAGCCCGTCCCGGCAGCTCGCCAGCCTCGCCGTCATCCCGACCCGATCCGGCCAGCCCGGCGAGCGACGGGTGATGCGCACGAACGGCAGGGTCGTGTGGTTCGTCATCGCGTCACCGCCGACTCGGCCTGACCGACGGTACGGAACCCGGCTACCGACTGCGGCCGGTCGTCGCCCCACGGGTCGAGCCCGCGCAGCTCCCGGCTGTAGGCGTAGAGCGCGTCCATGTCGAGCCGCCCGGTCAACGGGTCGCGGAACCCGGCCAGCCTCGCCGGCCACGTCACCGCGTTCATGTCCACCTCACGCGGCGGCCCCGGGTTCGGCACGCCGCCCTCGCTACGGATGGTCTCGCGTTCGCGGTATGCGTCGTAGCGCTGGTCGGTCGTGCAGCCGGGGCAGGGCTGGACACGGCTGCCCTCCTCGCCGGCCCGCATCTGCGGCGACGGGTCATAGCCGCCATACCGCACCCAGCGCGCGCCGTGGCAGTAGGGGCAGACCAATGGCGGCACGGGCCGCACGTTCTCGGCGGCCATCCGGCGCCGGACGCGGTCGGCACGGCACTCGCCGATGACGACGCGGAATCGCGCGATGGTCGGGAACCAGTCATCCAGATACAGGATGCGCCCGCACGCCTCGGCGAAGTCACGCTCGTCGCTCTCGCCGAGGTGCCGGTAGTACGTCTCGACCCTCCGTGCGCTCTCCGGCGCCGAGCCGTCGCGCATCGGCAGGGAGTTCGCGAGGTCCGCTAAACGGGCCAGAAATCTGTCGCGGGGTACGACCATTGGTCGCCTTCTCTCTCAGCTCGGCTTCGATGTCGGACAGGTCAGCAGTCAGGGCAGCCCTGACCATCGGGTTCTTGATGTCGCTCGGCTGGAACGGTCGCTCGGGCTGGTTGCGGAACCGTCCGAAGTGCTGGCGCAGGCAGCGGTGAGTCAGTTGCGCGTCAGGGTGGTGCTGCCACCACCACGGGCCGAACGCGGCAATCTCGGCAGGGCTGGCTCGCGCCTCGTCCAACTCCTTGACGGTCTTGCCGAAGTCACCGCGCTCGGATGCCGTCTCTGGCTCGCCGCACAGCGCGGCCAGCGCATCCCACGTCTCGTTACGCGACCGCTCGACTTTCGGAGCCGCCTTCCGCGACGGCTTCGCCGGCGCAAGAGACGTAGTCTCTCCTGGTTCTGTATCTGTTACGGTATCGGTTACGGTTACTGTTACGTATGGACTCCGTGCGCCGTCCGTAGCCTGTCCGTCGGACGTCCGCTGGACATCCGCAGGACGTCTGCTGGACGCCTTGCGCTCTCGGTCGGCCTTCCGGCGCCCGATGAGTTTGCCGGCGTAGGTATCCCAGTCGTGGATGAGTAGCCGGTCGCCGTCGCGGTCGAGGAAGCCGGAACCGCCGATGCCGCAGTTGACGAGCGCGTCGACGAACGCACCAGCGGCGCCGTCCCACTCGACAATCAACTCGATGTCGTCAACGGTGAACCGACTGATGTCGCCGTCCTCGGCAGCGTCGATGGCCCACCACCACAGCGCGTGCAGGTGGCCGACGAGGTGGACGCGTGGGATGCCCAACAACCGCGACGCCTTACGCGTCTTCGGGTGGTCGAGCAACGACTGATGGCTCTCAATCCAGGCCATCACGGCACCGCAAGTTCTAGCGGAATCGGCGTCCCGACCGAGACCTGCATAATCGCGCGTTGCACCTGTCGAATCGGCACGAACACACATTCCGA